CATGGCCAGCGAGCCGGCCCCAATCTGCTTAAAGGCACTTTTTGATTTTTCCGCGAAGCCGGATACGCTGGCCTGCGCCTGTTTTAACGGGCGGGTCAGTTTATCAATCAGGCTTAATGTTAAATCTAATTGTTTCATTCCGTGCCTTTAAATGCCGTGCTAATTCCGTTAGCCACTGCGACGCGCATATATTCCCAGTGACGATTATCCAGCCATATGGCAGCGGAAATATCATCCACGGTATCTTCCCCGTGCGGAAGGTAATGACGACGTAATATTAAATATTGTGCGAGTCCATTCTGTTCAATAGTCTGAACCCGGCTGGTTAGTTTTTTACTTCAATTTCCAGTTCCGGCGCGTAAAGCTCATTAACCTTACCCGCAAGCTGAAGTGCAGCGCCCGGACGTTTTAAAATATCCGTCAGTGCTTCTTTACTTTCTGCTGCCACAATGCGCGTCAGATAATTGTGCGCAGGCACAACTTTATTATCCATCGCCATTTCATTAATAAACTTATTATAAGCCGTCTGGTTAGGTTCAAAGGTAATATCCTGACCACAAACAGTAAGGTTAATTTTTTCCATGAGTAACACGCTCTCTTAATTTAATTTCATCAACAAGCTGGTTATGCCGTGCGGCACACTGCCCATACAGTTCAGGGTAAATGGTTAATATATCCGCCGCGTCTTTACCCTGGGTACCTTTCAGGCGCGGCAGCTGCACAGCGCACTTAGTCAGCAGATTTTCCTGATAACGCACGTTCGGTGCCGGCTGCGGCTTCGTTGTACATGCGGACAAAATCATCAGACATACACACATTGGTAAACACCGGCTTAACCACTTCGGTACGAATTTCACGCGGTTGTGCCTCCTTCAGCGCCTCCAGTTTCTCTTCCAGCTGGCGACCGGATGAGCTGGCGATACCTGCCAGCTCTTTACCCGTGGCGGCTGCGGTATTCTGGATGGCCAGGTCAATGCTGTCCCGATGCCAGAGCGCCACTTTCCAGCCCAACAGAAAAGACAGCGCCAGCGGAACGATAATCACCGTGATACGGCTCATCAGCGAATCCCGTTATGCTCTAGGCTGAAATGATTACCGTCCGGACGGGATTTGAAGCGCCCGCCCCACGAGCCGCCAAGCGTCTCCCAGTATTCGCCCAGCGGCAGGTATGCCCCGCTGTCGGTCTGGTACTGCCCCTTAATGAACAGATTGAAGTCCACGGCCAGACGCTGGGTATGCAGACTGTTGGTGATACCACTGCCTTTTTTCGCGTTCAGTGCGGCCTGCTCCGGCGTGCGGTACGCTTCACCAAACGTCAGCTGCATACCATTTGCATTGGCATACTGAATTAACAACGCAATCATCGAAGTAAACCGTTGTTGTTTTTCGCTCAGAGTCATTTCCCTGCCCCTTTACTCAGAAAACCGCCGATCCCTTTTTTACGCAGCCAGGCTTCCACGCCATTCAGCCCCAGAATCCCCAGCCCCGAACCAATGCCGACCAGCGCCAGCGGATGAATATCCGGTACCACATACAGCGCCACCCCGGCCAGCAGTGACAGCGCACTGCCAACAATCAGACGACCAGCCAGTAAACGGGCAGTAATCGGCTCACCGCTGTTCAGCATCTTTCCCAGTGCAATCACCGCCCCCATGATGGCCAGCGCGATAAATCCCTTTTCGTACTCCTGCATTCCTGCCTTCTTATCCAATCAGGTTTTCCGTGGCTTCCGCTTCCAGATACGGAACGCCGTCAATGTTGATAAATTTGGGGCTGGTCACGAGAAACTTGATTTTCCGCGTGGACAGCGACCCGCCTTTGGGATCGAGATCCAGAAGGTTGTTCAGCACCAGCTTGCAGCCGAACGCCTCCACTTTGGTTTCTTCGTTGCCGGCTTTGGCATAGAAGAGAAAATCCAGCTCAGGAATGCCGCGCCATGAACCGGCAGACTGCGCACGGGCCTTAATGACCTTCAGCGCTTTGGTAGACAGCTCCAGCTCACCTTCGGCGGAAACGTCGCCATCCACCCAGCCATCCGGCACGCCGCGCGTCTGTGCAGCGGCGGTGTTATCAGTGATATCGAGTTAAATTTTCTCAGCATGTACCAGCTCAGCGTCCATGTAAATATCCACAGCCTTTTTGTTCTTCCAGACGATCGTGATATCGCCATCCTGTGGCGGCTTCACCTCGCCGGGGAAGGACACGCCGTTAATGTTCGCCGCTGTGGACATTTCACGCAGCGGACGGGCAAACAGCGTCTGGTGTGCCGCAATGCTGCCCGGTGTGCTGTTAAGCGAACGATCGGCAATTTTGCCGATAGCCAGCAAACGTACACGACGCGCGGCTTTATCCACGATACGCAAGGTTTCGATGGACTGATAATCGCCCCCTTCAACGTCCAGCGTACGGCCATCAGACCAGTAGTAACCGTCATAGTCCGGATACCACATCGGTACGCTAAAACGCTGCGCTTCCAGCGCCTGAAGCGTGGCCAGTTCCAGCACCGCACCGGTGCCGTCCTTTGGTAGCTCATCGCTCCCCATGCTCAGCAGCGCCCCGGTTTTCACACGCGCGGGGCTGTCAGCGATGGTGACAGCGCGGTTACACAGACGGCCGGCAAGCACACCCGGTTCATTCCCCCAGAGGCGGGGAACCAGCTGTACAGCTTTCTCGGCAATACCATCCTGAAGCGTGGACAGGCGGGTAAGATAATCGGCCTGCGCTTCCTCTGCCTGCATCCCCTGCACCGCCAGAATGAACCAGACCCAGCGGCCATACTTCGCCGTCAGTTCCGATCGCAGCGTTGCCGCCTGGTTAACAATGGCTTTAGCGGACACATCATCCGACAGCACCACGCCTTCCACCGAACAGACTACCTGCGCAGCCTTGACCGCCTCCACCCACGCATCTGCTTCGCTGTCTGCGGCCAGCACATGGACAAATCCCCACCAGTTCTGGCCGGCGTTTGCCTGCGCGGCCAGAACATCATTTTTTAACGGGCTGTCACCGTCACCCAGCAGCGCGTCAAAATCGCTCTGTGCGTTGACGGCCAGCGTCTTTCCTACATTGGTTGAACCGGTACCGATAAACAGCAGCGTGCGCTCCACCTCATTGGTTTCGCCCAGCAGCTGGTTCACCTGATTCACGGTTACGTTTGGCCAGGTCATGCTCTCCCCCTGATATCCTGCGCGTTAACATCCAGACCGAACCCGACAGCCTGAAGCTGTCGCGCCAGCGCTTTGTTAAAATCTTCCTGACCAATCCCCAGAAACGCCCTAGCGGGCAAATCAATCTGCCAGGACGTTTTGACCGGCTTATCTTCCAGTATCCGGATAAGCAAACCAGCCTGGCGGGCGGTCATTTTTTCCTGTATTTCCTTATAGCCGGGTTTACGCCAGCGCTTGCCACGCCTGACTTTGTACCCGGCTTTGCGCAGGCGCTTCGCCTGTCGCAGTGAGGCAGGTTTATCCCCCTGTTCACGGCCTGCCACCTGCTTACGGTTGACGGTGACACTCATCCCGTTTTGCTGGACATATCCCACGACGCCGGCAGAGAGTTTCCCCTTTGCGTTGCGGTAATGACCACCGGCAAGATACAGCCTGACGGACTCGGTTTCCGGCATCTCCCGGATGCGAATCAGTTTTGGCATGTTGCGCAGCATCTTGCCCTTACGCCGCGTCTGCCTGCCCTGCCATTTCGCTCCGTCCGGTGCCTGCTGGTTACGCACATTACGCTTAGACGCCGCCTCCACCCCATATTTGGCCATACGCCACAACAGACGGCGACGTTTGGCCGGGGGCAATTCAAGGCTGGTCAGCGCCGCCTGAAGCTGGCGGAACTGCTCCTGATTCAGCTCTCCCTGAATCATTGCTGCCCCTCAGTAAGCGGGATAATGGTCACTTCCTCCGCCGTCCAGATATCCGGCTCATCCAGTCGCCAGCGCTGGCCATCAAAGGGGATTTCACCTTTGGGATCGGGAACCATATTCAGTTCTTCCGCCATCGGCAGCGTCACCACCATGATGGCCGTCTCCTGGTCGATGGTTTCGATATCGAATTCCGGCAGCTCGCTGTCAATGCCGGTTTCCTCCAGCAGCCCCCGCTCATCCAGCGTTAGCCAGGACATAAACAGCGCCATCAGGATTTTGGGATCGTACTCACGGTAGGGGTAACGCTCCCACGTCAGGACGGCGTTATAGCGGATGATGGCAAGACGATACTGCCCCAGCCCGTTATCCCGCTGCGCCGGAATGAACGTGATTTCATCCATCTGGCTGTCAAAACCCTGCATTGCCCGCTTCGGCATGTTCGCAATGAGGAAATCGGTCAGTTGCTTCAGCTGGCTCATATCATGGCCACCGTAATACGTTTAAGCCCCTTGATACGCCGTACCGTCAACGTGGATTCGGCAATCAGGCTGGAGCGGGTTTCGTCGCTCTCCTGCCCCGGATGGCTCTCACGCCGCCCAATGGACGCAAACTCCCCCATCAGGTCAGCTTTGGCACGGGCATACACCGCCTTGCGGTAGCGGGCGCACAGCAGGTTTTCGCCGTCGATTTCCACCCCCGGCACAGACTCCGCGCTGGTGTGGCCATCGCCCTGATATTTCGCGGCTACCTTAACGAGATCATCATTGATTTCGCCCGCTGCGGTCAGCAGCGCCTGGCGAATGGTGGCCGCGTCGATATCGGCCGGAATAGTGCGCTGGGACTGAAAATCCTTCACGTTCAGGTCTGGCCAGAAGCCATCATTCGTCAGAGTGGCATCATCAAAATCAATAGAGGTTCCGCTGAACATCCTGTTTCTCCGGAAAAAAGCGGGCTGGCCGGTTTCCACGGGCGATACGCTTATGCGATCCCCTCCACCGCGCCCGCTTTCGGGTCGGTAGCCTTTTATTTATCCAGTACCCGCAGACGTGCAGCGATACGCTGCAACATCGTGCCGACACCACATTTAGGGTCGAATCCCTTCGCCTGCTCCAGCAGTTCCTTAGCCCGGAGCAATACTTCCCTGTCTTCCGTTGCCGCTGCGCGTGGCTCTCCGTTTTCATCGCGTAGCAGGTGCAGACCGGCGAACTTCAGGTATTTGGCCTTAATGACCTCATACACATTCCAGTGCTGCATCACGTTTTCCAGCGTGCGGCTGAAATACGGCTCTAAATCGTTCCCCTGCACGGCTTCCACTTCCGCCCAGGACAACACCGTATCCGCCACAAACACCGGGAACGTACTGCCGAACGCGGCCGGGGTTTCCTGCCCCCGTGTGATTGCCACATCCGCCCAGTCCAGCGCCTGGTCAAACTGGCCTGTATCAAACAGCCAGACGACGCACCAGGCAAAAACAGGATTTTGCTGCACACTGTCACCTTCCAGCCAGGTCTGAGCGGTAGGCATCCAGCGCGGTAACAGCACATCACGCTTAAACTCCATGAACAGCTGGGCGCGGCGGTATTCGACTGGCTGACGTTTGGTGATGTGGCCATTCTGAAGGTGCGTAACGGCTGGGGGGATGTGGTGGCGCTGTATCCGCTGCCGGCACTGTATACCCGCCAGCGAAAAACGGGCGAATTTGTCGTACTGCAACAGGCTGAACCGATGATTTACCCGCCTGAGGATATCATTTTCCTGAAGCAGTACGACCCACAACAGGCGGTTTACGGCCTGCCGGACTACATCAGCGGCATTCACTCCGCACTGCTGAACGGTGAGGCGACAATCTTCCGCCGCCGCTACTACCACAATGGCGCTCACACCGGGGGCATTATCTATTCCAATGACCCGAACATGACCGACGAAGTGGAAGAAGAGATTATCAGCAAGCTGGAACAATCGAAGGGGATCGGAAACTTCAGCACCATGTTCGTGAACATCCCAAAAGGCGATCCGGATGGCATCAAATTTATCCCGATTGGCGATATCAGCGCCAAAGATGAGTTTCAGAACATCAAGAGCATCAGCGCCCAGGACGTACTGACCGCGCATCGCTTCCCGGCCGGGCTGGCGGGGATTATCCCGACGAACGGCGCAGTAATGGGAGATATTGAGAAAGCGGCTAAAACCTACCGCAAAGCCGAAATTCTGCCTATCCAGCGCATGATAATTTTGCAGCAGGCTACGAATCAGCGTGGCGTATTTAGTTTTCATAATTAAAGCCCTAACCACATTAACCACGCATCACGCTGTGCTTTTGGTTTTTTAGAAAATGCAAGACGAATTCCTTTATTGAACTCTTCAATGCAAATCAGTTTTTCCGTACGCGCCCCAGGCTTCTCTGGATCCTGAATCTCAATAAAAGGAATTTTGTCTGCTTTAACCATCATG